TTGTATCTATTGGTACACTGTATGCACCTTTAGCTTGTGCTGCGTAATCTTTTGCGTAATCTTGTAAAAAATCTGGTGTTGCCATTATCCCATCCTCGATTGTAACATTTGTTGTTGATCATACATAACTTGAGCCCCTTCTCCACCTTGAGACTCTTCTGAAACTTGTCCGCCTTGTTCTAAATTATTCATTAAATTTTCCATAACTTCTGCGCCTTTATCTATATCGCCACCACCTGCATTTCTAACAGCATCTGCAGTAAATACAAATTCATTTACACTTAATCTAGCCGGTACGTCGTCTGCTTTTTCTTTAGCACCAATAGGTACAAACCCACCTTCAGCTCTATAATCTTTTTCCATACCACCAAGGTTCATAAGTCCACCTTCTTCTGCACCCACTCTTACACCACCGCTAGGGTAACCAAATTTATTTGTACCTGCAGGAGTTCCATAACCTGGAACACTTGTTAAACCACCACCAGCCATCATAGCCGTAGGTGCAGCTTCAACAGTTTCTGTTTCAGCCATCATAGTTTCATCAGGAGCTGCTCTTTCCTGTTGCATTTGTTGTAGTACTAATTTTTTAAATTCTGGGTAAGGTAACTGTCCGCCACCCTCTACATATTTTTGATACTCTACTTGTAACATTTGTTCTGCTTCGTCAGGTAATCGTACTTCTTCAGTCATAGATTCTTCTACCATCTCACCATTCGCATAACCTCTTCTTGACATCATACTACCCATATTAAATGGTCTGTTTAAATTTATATCTTCTTCGTCTTCAACTAACATACCACCCGCATAACCTATTCTTCCACCGTTAGCTACGTTCTGTGTAAAGTAACCAGACTGAGCTCTTGCTTCATCTGGTAAAAAATTCATATAAGGATCTTGGTTTCTTGACATCATGTATGCCATGTAAGGAGGAATGTAATCTTCATCTACTTCCTCTACCATTTCTTCAGGTCCTTTGCCAAAAGCTTTTGCTAAGAACGGAGATGCGATTGCTGTTGCACCTAAAGCACCAAATATTTTTTGACCTGTAGTCATTTTACCAAGCATACTTGGAAAGAAACCTTGTGTCGCTCCTTGCTTTGCTATGGACGCTGCTGAAGGATTTGCAAATAAACCTGGTGCAAACTTACCAAAATTTCCTGCAATACCACGAGGGGAGAGAGCGGCTCGAGTAAAACCTGTACCACCAGCACCTCCGGCTAAAGCACCTAATCCCGCAGTAGCTGCATACATTAACGCAGCTTTACCTAGTGGACTCTTAGCAATTTTTTTAACACCACGGAAAGCTTTCTTTACAAAGCTCCCTAATCCGTACATCTGTCTTGGTTGTTGCATGTTTGAAATTGCCATAATTTAATCCTAGTTTACCTGTTCTACTTTGTTTCTGCAAACAAATCAAGACTTGGCATGATAACTTTTACGTCTTGTGCCATTTCTTCTGCCTTAAAACCTCTAACTTCCCAGTCTTTTTTTGTCTTAAAAATCTCACCGGTCTCAAGGTGTCTGTATGTTGTAATCACTTCTTCTGCCTGTATTACCGGTATAGTTTTATTCATTAGTCTATTTTTTCCTTTTTGATGTTTAAGTAGCTAATAGCTATATCAAACGAATCTGTTGTGCTCGCCTGTATTGTAAAGGTTTTTCCACCTTCTACTATCAACGGTTGGGTTAATAATTCTACTGTAACATTAGCAGCAAGTGCCACTGATTTAATAGCTGTAATACTGTTGTTGGTAACAGTAACTGTTGGTGTACCTGCTGATGTAACAAGTAATGATTTAATAACTATAGTTTCATTAATTAAAGGATTACCTGCACCTAATGGAACTAATGCATTACCTGTTGTATCATTATCTATACCTTTAAATTTATATTGGTTTACTGTTGCCATTATTCTAAAAAGAAAGCTCTCGCTTCTATCTCCTGTTTAAGTTCTTCTTGAAAAGATGTATTTAATTTTGTTATTACACCGTCAAGATCTCTAACCAATGATTGAAAAGTTCTTTCCTCATATTCTTTACTTGCTCTAGTTAATGATTGTACAATTTTTGCCATTATATTGGTTGACTATATATTGTCTCTTCCTGATCCATTTGATTTAATTTATTTAATTTATCTGCTTGTTCATTAGTAAACGTTCCACCAAATTCTTGCAGTCCTTTTGCTTTTTCTAACTTTTGTCGTTGTGCTAATGCTAGGCCAGTTAATTTAGTTTGTACAGCCATGTCTTGATAGTTTGGAGCAAGATCACTGGTAAATTTATTAGGATTACCAAAAGGTCCTGTCTCTGTTACACCATAGTTCATCATATCCCTTACTTCTGGATTATTACTAAAAAATTTATTACCAATATTAAATTCTGTAGTGTAGGGAGTTTGTGTCTCTATTGGTTTATTATACGGCCCTAAAGTATCCATAGGTACATTTGTTGGTTTTTGAATTTGGGCATTAGGATCAAAATCTAACATTCGTGTATCAACTAATTCACCATTAATCATTTGCAAACCTTTCATTCTAGAAATTTGTTCTGGAGTTTGTTTTTCCATGTAACTTTTAGGTTTAAATCTACCAATAGCACTACCAATAGCACTACCAACAAAAGGTATACCTGTAAAAATACTTGCAAGTCCACCTAGTATTTTTCCACCCATTCCAGGTTTAACGTCACCTGTGTTTAAACCTGAATGTTCGTACTGTTGCGTTACAGGGTTATATGTTATGTCTTCGTCTCCAAAATAATTTGTCCCAAATATACCGGACTTAGGTTTAGTGTTTTGAATATCTCTGTAACCATATTTATTTACTCCTCCAAATATACGGTTTAACAAAGAAGGGTTACCTACAAATTTCTGTCCTGACCCTATGTATTCATTTTTACCTGTAGTTGTATTAAAAGACATTTCAGGAGTTTCATATAAATTTCCAGATCTATATGTATCTCCACCTGATGATGTAGCTGTAGTTCCTGTGCCCGTCATCATCTCTCTCATACGAGCTTCAGCTCTTACTGCTCTTTCTCTAGTACCTCTATCTTGATTTGAATCATTTGCTGTAGCAGTATTTGATCCCGGACTTCTATCTGCAGTATAATCACCTTGTGAATCTAATGACATAATACCTGAAGGACCTGTGTTAGCTCCTTTTTTTAATGAACCATGTAAATCTTTTTTAATTAATAAATCTTTTTCTGCTTTTGTAATATAAGCTAATTCTGTTTTAGGTGCTTTAGGATTTGATTTCCATTTAACAGGAACGGTTACAGTTTTTTGTTTACCTAAATAATTTCTTGCAGGTTTTTCATTACCCTGCATTTCATATTTAATTTTTTTATCTATTGCCATTATCCTCTCCTTCCGTCAGGTTTTATATCTAACCTAAACGTACCTAGTTTCCAATTTTGTGCGGCAGCTATGTTAGAAATTTGTAAAGCAATTGCTCTAGCTCTAACTCTTGTATCTTGTTTTGTTTGAGTTGTCGTTATATCAAATGGTATTACCACAGGTACATTAATTGGGTAGTCTGTAGTAACTAATGATACTCTAGTGTCTCCTACTTGTTCAATAAAATCTGGAATAATACGACTAATTTTTGCAATGTAATCTCCATCTCCTCTTATATCGGGCATACCAATACTCTGTCCTGTACTACTTCTTTTCTGTGTAATATCAAATTCACCTGATTTAATAATTCCTTTTAATGGAGTAACTACTCCTCCTGAATCAATTTGATCGGTCCCCGTTTCATGTTCATAATATATTGTACAGCCATCAGTGTTGCCTTGTACATCATAAGAAGCATTACTATCAGGATCATAATAGTTTGCATGTGGGTTTTTAAACACAGCAGAATCTGCCCAAGAAGCTCTTGGTAAACCTATTTTTGTAGCAGCTCCAGCAGAATTAGTTTCTGTTGTTGTTGAACTCACAGTCCATACCGGTCTTTTTGCATCTGATTCTAAATAATTATAGGTGACTGCCCTGTCAATTTGATCAACCCCATCACTACAATAAAACCAATTTACTTCTGTAAATAAATTGTTTAGTCCGCAGTTAATTAAATCTCGTGATGTAGTGTTTAAATTATCGTAAACATAATCTTCAACAAAACAAGGCATAGATTTTAACTGACCGTCATATGTAAAGAAACCGTTTTCTGACATCCAGTAAGCAACACCATCAACTTCAACGCAAGCATTCTTACCAATCAATCCACAATTAGTTCCAACTTGTTGGAACGAGAAAGTAAAAGGTTGACCCACAAATTGCATTAAAAATAATCCTGTGTCGGTCCATACATAGATTGCATCTCTACCTTTAATAGCTCCCATAATTTTAGAACCTGCAGCAAGTCTTTGTGTACCAGCAGTATTTTCTGCAGTAACTGTATATGAATCTGTTTGATCAATACTTTCTTGAGAAGAAAATCTTATAAACATATCGTCTTGAGTTGTTGGGTCCCCAACAGTTGTTTCTGTTCCAAAAAATACTAAGTGTCTATCAGGAGTTGATACTAATACATGTCTAGATGCAGTAGGAGCATTAGGTATAATCGTTGCTCTAATTGCTGTTGCATTAGTTAAATTTGAATCCCATTCAAAACATGCACCATTATAAATAAGAGCAATTAATTTTGTACCAAAATTATCTAGAACCCATAAACCAGGGTTAAGAGTTACATCATCTGTAGAAGATTCACCCCATGCAACAAAAGCTGAAATATTACTTACTGTTACTCCTCCACTATGTAAAGCTTTAGTGGTACCATTTGCACCCCTAGCTCCTCCACTTAAGGTCCCTGTTGCCTGGTCATTGTTTGTATAACTAATGTCCTCTGTACCAATTCTAATTTCCCCAGAATCCGGAAACGCTGTTGAGTTTGTTAGAACTACATCGGTTGTAGTAGTATTCGTTAAAGCTGTTGCTAATGTAGTAGTTGCAATACCAGAAGCAGTCCCAGAATAATTTCCTGTACCCCAACCAAACCCACCTAATTGTTGTGACGGACCTACATGATAAAAAGCAGCACCTTTACCATCTCCAGAATTATTTAAAGGAGTTCCTGTTTCATTGGCAGGCATTGTAATTGTAATTGTTGTAGATGTTGGCACGGATGTTGCCATAAATTTTTTGTCTTCAAAAGAAGCGTCGTTAAAAGTAGAACCTACCGCGGTAACTCCGCTAACATCATTGAATAATATAATGTCATCTTCCACCATACCATGAGCAGATGGAAATGTAACTGTAACCGTTGGTGATGCTGAAGAAGATGAAAAATTAATACTACCGATTGTTGTTCTTATCGGAGTAATATCATAATAAGAACCTCCAGAATAAGCATATAACATCCTGTTTGTACCAATTATTGCATACTTAATTCCTGCATTATTATCAAAATGATGTAAAGCTCTTCCGGCACCTGTTAATTTATCTGAACCTAATTGATCCCAGCCACCTATTTTTTCTGGTGAACCATATCTAAACCTAACATTATTACCATCAAACCACTGACCTTCAGCACCTAATTCAGTAACTTGTTTATTATATCCGGGAGCAAAACCTAGTTTTTGTAACATATAAAATCCTGTTTACTTGGTGTTATATTAGATTACCGTTAAATTCAATAAAATTAAACTCTCAGAATCCACAAAGTGCTTTACTGCAATAGTCTAATGTTAGGGAAGTATCAACTCGGTTAAATCTTTATTTGAACCTAGGGTACCCTTATAAAAAGTATTAAATGAAAGACTAATTCTTGTATTTGAACCTTTTTTAACATCCACCTTATGTGTTGTTGATGATGGAAACATTAATAGTTGTCCTGTTTCTACAGCAAACCACCAAGAATCAGAATTCCAAGTATTAAACTTTGTTTCGTCTATTTTAATAGAAATTGGTTTATATTTTAATGGATTAAAAAATTTTATTTTATCATTATTTTTATCAGAATCAAAATATAAAACACCTGATACTACTGAGTTAGGGTGTTCGTGCATATGATGATGTTGATTTTCTTCAGTATAATTTAACCAAGATTGTGTAATATAAAGTTCAATATTATTTTGTGGACATATAATTGTTTTTAAATAATCCTTACAACATTCATCTAAAAATTTTTTAATTTTTTTAAGTTCAGGTTTGTTTAATATATAGCTGTCAATAGTATGAGTATTTCCAGCGTTATTACTACAGTAGTTTTTTTGATCTCTTACAAAATCTATTTCTTTTTTAGTAAAATTTCTATTTATAGCTGTTGAATAAACAGGTGTTGAAAATAAATTATTTATAATAGTTTTTTTCATTTAATAACCAAACCTTTCAAAATCTTTTTTATAATATTTTTTTATATAGGGTTTATATTTATTTATTGAATTTGGCACTTCAACTGTATCATATCCATTTTTATCATAATCTCCAATTTTTATATTATTTTTAACTTTTACATTAAATTTATCCCACAACCATTTTATAAAATTATCTCCCAACCCATCTTCAAGTTTCCATATGTGAGTAGTTTTAGACACAAACTCATGTTGAGGTTTAAACCAGTTATTTTTATATCCTCCGTCACTGTTATTTAACTCTTTCATTCCATCATAAAATCCGTTTTTAAACATAAAATCAATAGTATGTGAATAACTCCAAAGATGATTTTTAAGTGTTGATTTAAACCTATCAAATGGATTTCTAACTATTGTAAAATGTGGCATATCTTTTACATTAAAGTATTCATTATATAGAGGATAGTGTAAATGTGGACCAGCTATATCTTTATAATATTTTTCATGGTTTGGTTTTTCTTTAACTTGGTCTGATAACATTTCATATAAAAATCTTCCCCCTGTTCTGGGAATATGTATATAAAATAATTTATTATTTATAATCATTATTTTGTAGGTTTTTTTATTTAATAACACCAAGACACAAAAGTATATCTAATTCCTTTCGTTACAGGTTTGACTAAATGCGGATATAAAAATACTGATGGAAATATTAAAACATCTCCAGCTTTTAATTTTATTTCATAATCATCAAACATTATAAATTCTCCACCTTGATAATTGTCATTTAATAAACTTACTATACTTAAAACTGGTATTCCTTTTGGATTACCGGGAAATAAACTTACAATATGGTCTATATGTTTAGACATAATTTGATCTTTATTATATCTATTAAACCTAATTTTACTAAAACCTGACCAACCTTTTAAATTATTGCCACCTATTTTATCTTTCGTAATATATTTGTTTAATGCTTCCCAAGTTAGATCATGTAATTTTCGTATATAAGTTAAATTTTCTCCATAACAAATATCTAATTCTTTATTACCATTTTTCTGTTCATCTTTAAATGTTTTTAAATTTGTGTATTTATGTTGATTCCAAGATTTATTTTTAGGTAGTTCTTTTAATGTTTTATTTAAAATATATTTAGGAATCCAATTATCTAAAAGAAGAATATAATCTTTTAAATTATTCACAATTAACCATAACCTTAATTAAATAATCTATTCAGATAAATCCCAAGATTGATTATCTTCATTCCAATTATATCTTTTTCCATCATCAGGTTTGACAATTGGTGCTGTCCATCTACAAGTATCTTCATTTAATGTCCAAGATGGATAAAGTTTTGTAGGAATAAAAGCGTTTCTAGCTTCGTCATAAGTATACCCTATTCCAGCATAATTTTTTCTAAATGGTGTTCCACCTAATTTATGAATTCCATCAATTGTATTGTAAGAAGTTTGTTTCCATATTGAATTAGATTCTTTATATAAAGTTTTTAAAAAAGAAATACCTGCAGCTTCATCTGTTGCTATATCATTATTTACTGTAACTACTAATGTTACAATGTTGTTATTATCTAATTTTGCAAAGTGTGCCATAATAATTTCCTATGTTGTGTAAGTCCCATTTCCTGTAAATGTCATTATTGTATTATCTCCTGATGTAGTAACTGTTGGAGAGCCTGTTGTTGTACCTGAATAAGTTGCAGTTGGGACAGATAAAATAACTACTCCAGCACCACCAGTACCTCCACCTGGAGAACCAATTGCTCCACCACCACCGCCGCCAAGATTAGCACCGCCAGCAGCACCAGCAGGTGAGCCACCATTACCACCACCGCCTGAGCCGCCTGTACCAGAATCAGGGTTACTTTTACCACCCCCACCGCCAGCGTAAGTTACTGAACTACCTGTTATTGAATTAGCTTCTCCATTTCCACCATTACCAGCGAATTGAGGAGAAGGGGAAGCATTTCCACCAGCAGCACCTTTTCCACCACCACCACCAGAACCATAATCTGGTGCAGAACTAGCACCATCACCACCATCATTTCCTTGACCAACAGTTCCTGAACCACCTGAAGTATTAAATCTAGCACCACCACCAGAACCACCATCTCGACCTGTACCTTCAGTAGATGGACCACCACCAGAACCTCCACCACCACCGCCAACAGCGGTTTGGTTTGTAATTGGTGTTCCCGTTAAACTAGTATTTGTTCCACTAGTAGCTCGATTACTAGGAGTGCTACTTCCTGCACCACCGCCGCCTATTGTAATAGTTAAATCATCACCTGTATCTAGTTCTGTAAATGTTCCTGATAACATTCCGCCAGCACCGCCACCGCCACCAAGATTAGTAGCACCGCCACCGCCTCCAGCAATAACTAAATATGCTATGTCATTAGGAGGAAGGGCACCTCCACCCGCTCCAAATCCTAAGACTTGATAACCGAATGATTTACCTTTTCGAGGTTGTATGTTTGTTGAATTCTTACCTGTGGTAAGTTTATTTTTTAAATCTCTCATATTCTAATTCCTTATGCGTCGTTAGCTGCATCAGTAGTAAAGAATATTTTGATACCTAGAAGTCTAGCTACTCCAGTAAAAGTATCTCCACCTACGTTTGCATCTCTAAATAATTGAAAGTATGTTTGTTGATCTACTGCAGGAGATCCTGCAATTGTAACTGCAGAACTTTCTGCTGTAACTTGTTGATCCTCTACTGTTCCAATACCAGCATCTGTAATATTTACTGCTGTTCCAAAAGCAATGTCAATAGTATCACCATCACCAACTGATACACCTTGTAATCCCCAAATACAATCACCTGTGTTTGTAGTACTTGGTGTCCAAAATGTTTGATAAGTAATTGTACCTTCATTCCATGATTTAGGAAATGCCACTGAAAATTGTACATGATCATCTGCTGCTGCAGCAAAATCAAATACTTTCATATCTGGTCTTAGTGCTGTTGTTTCAACCTGTGCTGCTTCTGCTGGATTAGTTGTTGTTGCATACATTGCTGAAGCTGGAATCCACATAGTTTCTTTTCCTGCAATTTGAATTGCAGCTGAACCTGATTTAAGAACGCCTGTTCCTTTAGGGTTTATATTTATACCAACATTAGTTTCACCTGTTGCTGAAAGAGTAGGCCCTGCAACTCCTGTACCTGCATTCGCTAAAGTAAATTCATTAACCGCTGAACCTGTAGCTGTTAAAAGTAATAATTCATTTCCGTTAGTGTCTAAAATAGATGTACCGATTTTAGGTGCTGTTAAAGTTTTGTTTGTTAAAGTCTGTGTTCCTGTAAGAGTTACATCACCACTTCCAAATCCTGCATCATAGACACCCGTGTTTGTTGCAACACCATCAAGATAAATAAGTTTGTATCCTTTGTCAGTAGCTGAAAAAGTAACAGTTGCTCCTGAACCAGATACAGCTTTTAATTGTACTGTGTAAGCACCTGATGTGGTGTTTTTAATAATGTAAAAATTTTCTGTAAGTAAAGGAAAAGTTACAATTCTTGCTCCTGATATTGATCCTGTTAATTCTATAACTCTTTGTTGAGCAGTACCCGTTAAAGCACCGTCTGCTATTGTTAAAGCTGTTGGTGTTCCTGAATCAGTTACAGCTTGAGAATTGTATCCACCTGTAAGTTGTTCAATAAGGTTTAAGTTAGCGTTTGTTTTGTTTCCCCAAGTACCAGCGTTTTCGCCGGTAGCCATTAGCTCTATACCAAGGTCTGTAAAGGTTGATGCCATAATTTTGTACTCCTGATTGTTGTTATTTATATTGTTTATTTATTACTAAGTCAAACATTAGTTTGCTACTTTTCTTGTGTAACCGGTACTA